CTGACATCGAACTACCGATCTTTCAACGAACTGAAGAGACTTTGCGAGAATGTTACGCCTTCTTAGATGACAGCATGTATTGTGTCGAGAGAAGTGTCCTGAACCTCAGGTTCTTGAAGAAGAAGTTTGGCACTCGCATGAACACGCGGTACCATATCACTCAGTTGGAGGTCAATGCAATATTTGATCTTTGGGTTGAGCGCGGTTTGGGTGGAAGCAAGTCTGAAAAGGCTTTGTGGTCATCACTACTCTGGAAACCTGAGTGGAAAGATGTCAATACTTTCATCAAGACAGGTGTCTCCCCAAATCCTACAACTGTTTGGTATGAGCGCATATGTGTTTTGTTGCTTGCAGTGTGCATCATTGGTTTGGGTTACTCATGCGCTGCTTTTGCCCGCGCTTCAGTTCCAGCCTTGAAGGTCGGTATGGAGTTGCTGAGCAATGAACTGGCTGAGCCACACAAATTGAATGCCCTCTTCGAACTTGCAGAATACCGGGGCTACTTTTGGTTGCTTGTGTCTCTGATTGGGTACGTTTTTACGATTGTATGGAGCTTCTGCTCCATGGGCTTACTTGTATGCTTGTTCCACCTTTGGCTTCTCAAGTTGTGCATCTTGAAGTGGTGGGGTCGTGTGTGTGTGTTGGCTGAAGAGTCCGGAACATGGACTACTCAGCCATTTCCCACCGGCAAGTAGGAAGGCTGGGGTTGCAAACCTGGAGTGTGTGCCATGAAGTTCAAGCTTGATGGCATCACAAGCCCAATTCATCCAGGTTGTTCTGCGTGCAAACCTAGCGGTGCGTGTGAGGGCAAAAGAGTGGTGTGTGTGAATCCCGTTCCCCTCCCTGGTACGTTTGTCCCGGATGTGCATCATTCGTGTGCTTGTAATGAGTATGTTGCGTTGCGTGGTCGTGTGATTGCTCGTGTGCCTGTTCCGACAGTGGCTGGAGTTGAAGATGTGGCCGCAGAAGTGAGGAGATTGCTCCACCAGTGCAAGAAGTCAAGGCCAATGGACATAGATGAATTTCCACTAAAGTACAACGGTGCGAAAAGAGGAAAGTATCTCAAAGCTGCTGAACTATACAAGAGAGATGGTGTCAAAAGAACTGACGCCTTCGTCAATGGTTTCATTAAGGATGAGAAGTTTAACCCAACTTCAAAAGTTAATCCCGATCCTCGGTTGA